GACCCATGTATGTTTTCATATACATATTTAAACAACTTGCCATCCAATTAAAAAAACTAGGATACTCTCCTAATTTTTCTTGCCATACGTGCGGCTCAATTTTATGCTCTTGTTTAACATTACCTACAAGATTATCTGACCAATCTAATTGTTTAGATTTTTTATCACTTGCAGATATTTTATCTCCATACGTATTTAACATATCTATATAAGGTTGCGGCATTTTAAATTCCATAAGCATTGGCCCAAAAGGAGCGTGCATATTTGCCTGTATTTTATCAATATTTTCTTTCATATGTTCCTTAATAAATAATTTAGTTCTTCATCTAACTTATACCCATTAGATAAACAGTGACGAACAATAGCAGAAATAGTGTATCGGTATTCATAATTTTTTAGTTGGTCTACTATAATCTCTGGCTTAACCCAATCGTAGTTAAAGCTAAGAGTTCCATCATTGTTTAACTTAACTTCAAGTTTGTACAAGAGAGCCTCGTGCTCTCTTTTTTTATGTCTTTTTTTTATTTGTGGCATTGTCTTGCACAAAAGTAGGGTCTATTTTAGGGTCTAATTTTGGCAAGTTGCTTAACACTGCTATAGCTTGTGCAACTTCTTGGTAAGGGCGTGTGTACATATACTTTAGTATAATTGCTCTTGTTTCCTCTGTTAAAATGTAGTTGTTATTCATTATTTTTCTCCGTTTGTTTTTTGTTTATTTCTCTAATACGCTCAGCGGTTTCTCTACCCCTTCGCTCTCCTTCTGATTCTTTCTCCTCCTCTTTAAATTTAATTTCTCCTGCTATAGCCCCATATGCTGACATATCTACATAAGTATCTTTACTAACTGCACCAAGTTTAGTACGAGCTATTTTTAATAATGTCATAAGTATTGCCACATCATGAGCTTCTATTTTTACATCTAGGTAAGCTGACCATAACCTAGCTATGTTACTATGGTTTTCTATTTTATCCCCATAATCTTTCTGCCTATCTACCCCAGATAAATTTATTGCTTCTTTTAAAAACTCCCCTGTATTCATATTAATGTAATTTTCTTTTTTTAAGAAGCTCTGTTATGTCTATAACATTATCATAGTCTTTTGATTGTTTTATTTGACCATTAGTTTTAGATTCTTCTAGATTATTTACTTGCTCCAAACCTAAATCAAATGCGTCTTGAGGATGTTCCATAGCAAACTTAATCATTCCTTGAGCAACAATATGGCAAAGATATACGCTGTCGTCACTCATATCTATCTTTTCATTAATTATCCCACATGCATAGCCTCCCTCTGCAGGGGATATAATTATTTTAACACCCTTACTAAAGTCTATTTTTTTATCCACTATATTTTATCCTTTTTTATTAAATCAAGAAAATGTTTAGCATTGACAATAGCTAAAGGTTCACAGTTATTCATTTTTATAACACCTACTGGTGTATGGTTTACTTTTGTATTACTTTTAGCTTGCTCCATTATATCGTAGATACCTTTAAATGTTTCTTTATTTTTACACTCAATCGAGTAAGGTAGTGTTTCTTGAGCAAGGGGCGAAAATTTAACATCCGCCCCATTCTCACCCATAATTGCACAGTATATATCCTCATCAGTAAATTGTTTAAACCTAGCAAGAAACTCATCCCTTACCCAGTTCTGTAATTTTCTACCTTTAGCTTTTCTACTGCGTGTCTGCATGTTCCTCTTTTGGGTTAGTTACTTTAGTATACCAAACCCATTTAGGGTCTCTTGCTTGTGATTGTTGCTGTGGAAGGTGTTGTATCTTGTCTCCCCAACATGGTTTTTTAAACTCACAGTAACCACAAGTAAAACTAAGTACCCTGTTTCCTGTTTTTGCTTTCCTAAATGTTTCTTCAACATCTGTAAAACATCGTTTAAATTTTTTGTTTTCTTTAATAGTTTTAATGTTATCCTTTGCTATGCCAACATATTTTTCCTTATGTTCTTCAATGTTTAAAGGTGTCTCTGTTACACACCATTCCCCAGTAGATTTATTAATAACAATCCAACCACCAAAATCTTTACCCTCACTATCAGCGTACATAAAACCTTGAGAAGCGTAACCAAAGGGGTCATCTGCAACTACAGTACTAAACCCTTGTGAAAATTTCTTGTCAAATGCGAATGGAGAAGCACTTTTAATGTCCCAGATTTTATCGTCAATCTCAACATCATAAGTTCCTTTAATTTCGCCACTGTGTGTAACAGCTTTTTGTTCACTTTGAACGTCAACTCCAGATGCTTTCAAGATTAATACAGCGGCTGCCTCAATTAAATCACCAAACAACACCTTCATTTTAAAGCTATAATCTGGTAACTCTGCCTGTGCTCCTGCTTTTCCCATTTGCAACTGACATAAAGGTTTCCCTATATTACTCATTCGTAATCTGAATTTGCCCCCTCGCTCCTCCGTAAACTGTTTTCGGATTGCAGATTTGCAAACTTCTCCAAACTCTTCAATCAAATCATCGGAGACTTCCACGCTCCGATGACCTGCCTGCTCTAAAAAAGTTTGTACCTTTTGTAGAATAGGATGTGACATTAGGCTGACAACTCTGTTATTGGGTCAACTTCTTCAACATTATTTATTACTTTAGCATTAGCTATATCGTCAGATGTAGCATTGCTTTTCTTAGCTTGTTTATATAATTCAAATACCTCTGCGTTTTCACCTTCAATAACCTCTTGAAAATTACGCAAAGTATCCTCATCAGATTTTGTTAGCTTAACACCTGCATCTGCATTAACACCAATCTTAGCTATATAAAAAACATTAGCTCCTGCTTTCTTTTTCTCTGTTTCCAGATTTAGTAGGCAGTTAAACATAAGTTTTTTACGTTGGCTAATTGATTTTAAAGCATTGCCAACAGGATTAAATTGTGTTCCTGTTACACGCCATAGCACAGGGTAATCTTTTACTTCGTAGTCTGCACCCGATGCAGTTTTACCTATAAAAGATACTTGCCCATATACAAGACGATAACATTTTTTGGGTCTCTGGTCAGCTAATTCTTCTGATGTTAAATTAACTCTATCCTTAAAAGGAACCTTGCCACACCGAACACCACCAACAGTATCAATAGCTTCATCCTTCCAATTTTTAATTATAATGGAACGAGAAAGATAAGCTTCCTCCTCAGCACTATACTCCATGTACTGCATAGCACTAATAAAAGGTCTAAATGTTACAGGCTTACCATAAATAACTTCTCCTGCTTCGCTGTGATAAATAGAAAAAGAACCGATAGGTAAACGATTACCCTCATCATCTTCTGGATTTCTGTTTATCATAAGACGAGGTAAAGTAGGAGCACTGCTCCCATCATCTTGTCCTATTGCCTTCATAATGTCTTCGTTTGACATTGTCTTTACGTCTACTAAATTATTCATATGATTTATCTCCTTTAAATAAAATAATTATGTTTACTCTATATCATAATTTAAATGATTTGTCAAGCTTTTTTTATAAAAAGCATGATGTTATTATTAGCCCCATAATTAGTAAGATTAAGAACCATTCCCAGTAATTACCCAACACGGGTAACCCCCTTAGTTTTTTTAGATGTTAAGTTATATGTTGATGCAAACCACATCAAATAACTTTCTGTTTCTTCACTAGAATTTACATATAAAGTTGTTGCTCTTTTAAGAGGGTTATCTTCTTTAAACTTTCTAATTAAATCTTCTATGCGTTGAAATACTTGGGCTTCTTCATCGTTTACCCAATCGTCATTTTCCATAAACAAATCTCCAACTGTTAATACATTACCAAACATGGGGGTCTCCTTTTATTGTAGCGTAGGCATAACTTATATCATCTTTAGTTACACCAAATTTTTCACCACGGACAAGAACCTTGTTGTTCTTATTCATGTCGTAATTTTCTTCTTCTGTTTTATCTGGGTCTATCATTTCTTCTACACCCATCATAAACCACTTCATTGCACCCATTAGTCCTCCTTTAAGTTTAACCAATCATACCCTATTTTAAGGTCAGTGTCAAGAGGTACATTAAATTTAATGTTATAGCGTTCTTGCAATGATTGAATTACTTCAAAGCAACCTTCTCGTAGACATTGTTTAACAGAATCAATTTCATCCTCACGAACATCTGCAACAATAGAATCATGCACAGTATTAATTAATTTACTTTTTAATTTTAACTCCCTCATCCTACGAAAAATATTTATACAAGCTAACGGAACAATATCAGCAGTAGCAAAACCTTGTACTGGGTAATTCTTAATCTGTGTGCCATAGCTAGAGCCTCCCCATGCTTGTCGTTGGGCATAGGGAAACGCATACTCTCTACCTGTTGGTAGCTTAACTACTTTATATTTAATGGCGTTACTTTGCAATTCTTCATGCCATTTAGAAATACCTTTATATTTCTCTTTAAAGGCATCGTAGTATCGTTTTTCATCTTCTGTGCCTGTTGTGCCACCATACAAAGGTTTAAATGTGTGTGCCTTTGCATTTTGCCTAGATACACCTATAATATCTGCTGTGTATTGGTGAACATCAACACCATTTTCTATGTCCTTCATACCTTGTTCATCTTGGGATAAAAATATGGCTGTTCTAAATTCTAATTGTGCATAATCTATCTCCATAATTTTACCATTTTTAAATCTAGACTTAACTACCTTACGAATAGGAAATGTACCTCCTCGTGGTTGATTTTGAAAGTTAGGGTCTCTGCTAGATAACCTACCTGTAGATGTAACACACTGCATAAACTTAGGATGTAGAAATCCATTGCTATCTGTATGATTATCAATACCTTTCACAAATGTTTTTAAATACATATCAACAGCACTGTACCTAGTAACAGCATTAATAAATGCAGTTAAATCATCACTAGCATTGTCTAATAATTTTAACAAGGTAATCTTATCTGTTTTAAAACCACCCTCTGAAGCATCCATAACACCTCTAGGTTTTTGGCGGAATCCTGCCAAAATATTAGTGTTTTCATAAACTACACCTACACCTATGCATGTTTCACATTTAGTTAAATTTTTATAAGGGTCTCCATCAACTTTATATTTTTGAAACATTCCCTTACCTTTACAATCTCTACATTGTACAGCTTTTGTTTTATATATATCTTTTGTATTTGATTTAATAATTATATCTAATTGTTTTTTAGCAACATGTGGTCTTTTTTTACTTCTTTTTGTAAAGGGGTCAATGCCTATATTAAAAACTTGTGCCCACTTTTTCTTATCCTTAACTTGTTTACCATATATTAACCACGATAGTTGCTCGGGGCTTGATGGATTAATAGGCGTATCACCCATCATATGAGCCATAGCCTTGTCTATAAAGGCTCTTAATTTTTCATGCTCTTGTACAAATTCTTCTTCAACAGCCTTAAGAGATTTTATATCTACATATATACCATTGCGTTCCATTTCAATTAAAGTTAATAAAAACTCATTCATCATTTTTATTGTAGATACTAAATTTTTATTTAAAGGTAACCTAAAGTCTTTCATCTGGTCATTAAATAAAGAACGAGTAACAGTAACATCCTGCCTACCATATTTTTCTACAATACCCCAAGGTATTAAATCAAATCCAATCTCTTGTTTAAGATAGGTGTCTACTATATCAGATTTTTGTCCAATCTTTCTACGATTACACGATTCTTTTAATGAAACTTTTTTCTTTATTCCACGCAGTAATATATACTCTGCTATCATAGTGTCATACACACGACCTTCATATTTAAAACCACATTCATACAGCCATGCTAAATCAAATTTTAAATTATGACCAATCAGTAGTGTTGTCTTATCTAAAATTGCTTGTATATCTTTATAATTTTTAGCAACTAAAAAATCAGTGTGTGTTTTATGATACATACAATAGTAACCATCATTAATTCCAACACTTACTAATTTATTCTCTTGTTGAAATGGTGATGGGTCTAATTTATTTGTTTTATCTTTAACAAAAGTTGTTTCTACATCTACTACAGTTATCATACGTCATACCTCGACAGTTGGGGGTTAATAAAACAAGAGACATCAGCATGTACCCCATTAATTTTATTCTTACTAATATTTAATTGTCTCATGGGTTCATTAGGATTACTTGTATCTCTTTTACCAATACCTATAATTAAATCAGCTTCTGCAGCCTTACCCGTTTTACTACCCTCCATCATATCAAATGTCAAGTTAAGTTTGTTGTGACCATCAGCAGATGCCTGTGATAAAGCAATAACACATATGTTATGTCGTTTTGCTATCTCTCTAGCACCAGTGTAGATTGCCCTAAGTTTTTCATCTGTTCGTGCAAAAGTACCAGACACATTTACCTTGTCTAGTTGGTCAATAATTAATATATCTGTTTTATTTTCTTCTAAATATTTATTAACATCATCTAAATTCCAATCAACAGTATCTAATAATTTAATATTAGTATTAATTTGTGACCATAATGCACTAGCTTTAGGAGTATCTTCCTTAATTTCTTCTCTAGTCATGCCTGTATGAGCATTAATTAGCCTCATCTGTGTGCGAACAGCAGGCTCTTCATTGATAAGTGCTACAACTTTAGCACCTTGACTGGCAAAACCACCTTCATTTGCGACCAAACTAACCCAAAAGGCGGTCTTGCCTGTCTCTGGTCTAGCAAAAAATACTGCTAGATTGCCCTCACCTATACCGGACACCTGTTCTTGTAACGATTGTAAATTAAAATTCCATTTAGTCGTAACATCAATAAGGTCTAGTAATTCACCTACATCGGATGTAACTTCACCATCATTACTTTCCTCAATAATTTGAGGATTGTCTAATAAATTTTTTATAGTTAAAAAGTCTTCAGTCTTACCATTATAAATATCTGTTGCCATAACAGCAATTTTATGAGCGAGATTACGCCTGTGTAAGGACTCAATGATATCCCCAATAACATTTTCATTGGGTTCATCTTCTTCTCGTAACTCATTTACCATTTCACTAAAGTTATGCTTTGAGGCACGAGTTAACGCAGGATTATATTTTTCGGTGTGTAATACAGACACTTCATCTAATGACAAATCGGTGTTGTATTCGTCATGTGCTTTTTGTATAGTTTCAAAAAAATTACCTGCACCATTGGTAAATAATGATTTTGTTAATTTGTTTCTATGCTCTTTATAGAAATCTTTTTTTAAACAAAGGGTTAGTAATTGTTTTTCTATCATAGGTAGCTAATATCATAAGTTTGGTCTTATGTCAAGCGTAGTTGCTTAACTATTTCTTTCATAAGCACTGTTTTATTTAAATTTTTCCAGTAATTAATATAAAATTTTTTAGTCTTTTTATCAAGAATAGATTTTGCATCATCTAAATTCCAAGTTTTTAAGTACGACAAATATACTCTATCTGACAAAGCATAAAACGGAATTTTAGAACGCTTAACTTTTAATTTTTTGTATTCTCCAGTATGTGAGTAAACACAATGATGATATTTTAATTTTGTTTTTACAAACCATGGGTGTGAGCCACAATCAATTAGCCGCCACATCAATTGCCTCCTTATCAAATAATTTTTTTATAGGTAG